TTAGAGGTGTTGGGGATCAAGAATTACCAAAAATTAGTCCCGATTGAAGATGAGATGAAGCCTCGTGATCCGGTTACGGAGAACCAGAACATCCTCAAGAATAAGCCGGTCAAAGCATTTATATATCAGGATCATAAAGCCCATATCGCTGTCCACATGGCAGCGGTGCAGGACCCGCACATTATGGAGTTGATTGGTAAAGACCAGCAGCTTGCTCAGAAAGTATCTGCTGCAATGTCCGCACATATTGCGGAGCATCTGGGTATGGAATACCGCAAAGAGCTTGAACAACGTATGGGTATGACGTTGCCCGCGTATGAAGATGATCAGGATGAAGTAATGATGTCTCCAGAGATGGAGGTTCAGGTCTCTCAGAAAGCGGCAATGGCAGCGCAGCAAATGTTGCAGCAGAATCAGCAGCAGGCTCAGCAGAAGAAGAATCAAGACATGGCGCAAGATCCGCTCATCATGCTCCAGAAGCAGGAGCTTGACATCAAGGCGCAGGACTTGCAGCGGAAAGCCAAGAAGGACAACGACGATCTTCAGGCGAAAATGGCTCAGCTTCAGGTTGAGGTTCAGCGGTTGACAGCCCAACACGCACTTGAGCAGCAGAAGATCGACATGCAGCACGAGGCTGATGGAGCCAAAGCTGCACTTAAAATGCTCAGCGAACAGAACCAACGAGATACACAACAGGAGCAGATGGGTCACTCAGCAGGTGTTGACCTTATGAAGCACCGTGAACAGTTACATCATCAGCGAGAGACTGACCGTGAGAAACGCGCGCATGAGTACACAAGTGCTCAAGAAGAGCGCGCACATCAGGCTAAACAAGCTGAACAAAAACCAAAGGCTGAGAAATGAGTTATGAGCTTCACAAGGCGATGACTATTTTGGCTAAACGAATTGACGATAAAGTCAAACATCTTGAAGAGTCTCTAGGCGCAAGAGCAGCTAGGGATTACAACGAGTACACAGGGATATGTGGGGAAATTACAGGTCTCCTCACTGCTAAATCCTTCATGCAAGACCTGACGCACGAAATGGAAGAATTTGATGAATGATGACAAGGCAACACAATTGCCCAAACCTAGTGGTTACAAAATCCTTTGTGCCATTCCTGAGTCAGAGAAAGAATTTGAAAGTGGCATCATCAAAGCTGATGAAACTATTCGATACGATGAACTGCTGACTACTGTTTTATTTGTGGTGGCTATGGGACCAGACTGCTACAACGACCCAAAACGGTTTCCGACAGGAGCTTGGTGTAAGCCGGGTGATTTCATTCTAATCCGCCCAAATGCGGGTACACGTTTGGTGATTCACGGGAAGGAATTCCGAATCATCAACGACGATAATGTTGAGGGGACGGTTGACGATCCTCGCGGCATTAAACGTAAATAAGGAATAGCCATGTCTAAATTTGGTGACGACTACAAGTTTCCTGACGAGATTGAAGATAAAGTTGAGGTATCTGTAGAGGACGATGATGTTACGATAGACATCGTTGATGATGCCCCTCCAGAAGACCGTAACGTAAATCCTCTTCCAGAAGATATCAAAGACGATCTTGAGAAAGCTGACGAGTCAGCCGAGTATTCCAAGAACGTAAAGCAGAAGTTTACGCAGTACAAGAAAGCTTGGCACGATGAACGTCGAGCCAAAGAAGCTGCACTACGTGAACAGCAGGAAGCGCTTGCTGCTGCTCAGCGGTTTCTTGATGAAAACAACAGACTGAAAGCTGTTCTTCATAATGGCGAGAAGGAGTTGATATCCACATATCAGACTACCGCCGAGATGGAGTTGGACAAGGCAGAAAAGAATTACAAGGAGGCGTATGACTCCGGTGATTCTGATAAACTGCTCGATGCTCAAAAAGAAATGGTTCGCGCCCAGCTTAAACTGGACAAAGCGAAAAACTTTCAACCTACTGTACAACCGCAACAAAGCAATGTACAGTATCAACAACCTGCTCAACCGCAGTTAGATCCAAAGGTTGCAAACTGGGTTTCAAACAACCAATGGTTTGTCGACCCCAACAAACGGGCCATGCGCCGGTTTGCAGAAGGGATTCATGAGGATCTAGAATCTCGGTTTGGTAGAGGGTATATTGGCACAGATGAATACTATGCTAATATCGACAAAGAAGTAAAAGCTAGATTCCCAGAAGAGTTTGGCTCCACTTCAAAAAACGAGGCAAGTCCTCGTACAAGGCCAAGTACGGTGGTAGCGCCAGTGAAACGCAGCACTGCTCCCAAACAAGTAGTCCTGACTAGAACCGCCGCAAATATCGCCAAAAAACTTGGCATTACTCCTCAGCAATACGCTAAGGAATTTTTGAAATTGGAGGCCAACAATGGCTGAAAGCAGACTTGAACGCGAGATGACCGTTAGGACTGAGCAGGAACGCCCCAAAAGCTGGCGACCCGCAGAAACCCTACCGGAGCCGGACAAACAGCCGGGATACGCGTACAGATGGGTTCGTACCGCTACTTTGAATGAGCTTGACCAACGTAATATCTCGGGGAAACTACGGGAAGGTTGGGAGCCTGTGGCAGTTGAAGAGCAGCCTAAATTTCGGTTTATGGTTGATCCAAACAGTCGCTTCAGAGACAACATCGAGATTGGTGGGCTTCTGCTTTGCAAGACTCCCCTTGAATTTGTCCAACAGCGCGCGGACCACTTTGCGGATGTAACCCGTAAACAGACCGAGGCGGTGGATAATAATCTAATGCGCCAGAGCGATCCGCGTATGCCACTTTTCCAAGAACGGCGTTCGTCGGTGAGCTTCGGTAAAGGTACTTAATTTTTGGAGCTTTAAATGCCTTATCCTGTTATTCCAGCCCCATACGGGCTAAAGCCAATCAATTTGATTGGTGGGCAGGTGTTTGCGGGTTCCACCCGTGAACTCCCTATTCAATACAGCTACAACACCAGCATCTACTATGGCGACATCGTAGGTTTGGTTCGTGGCTTTGCAACCCGCTTGGTCACCACGACCGGCGCAGGTAACACTACTGGTGGTCCCGGTTCTGGGATGGTTGGTGTGTTCCTTGGCTGTTCCTATACCAACCCGCTAACTAAACAGAAGACCTTCTCGCAATACTGGCCCGCAAACACGCTGGCTGGCGATGCAGTTGCAATCGTTTGTGACGACCCTGACACCGTGTTTAAAGCGGTTATGGTTTCGGGTACAACCGTGGTTGCTTCTGGTAGCAACGCTCTGGTTGGTCAGAACCTGCAAGGTGTGGATAACACCGGTAGTTCAAACACCGGTAACTCCGCAAACGGTCTGTTGGTTCAAACCACTCTTAACACGGCGGCATTCCCATTCCGTTGCGTTGGTGTTGTGAAAGACACGGCAGTTGCTCTTGGTACGGCTACTTGGTCTACTGGTACGACGACCCTCACGGTCAGCGCACTGCCAAACGCTCTTCCAATTGGTACGGACGTTGCGTTCCTTGCTGCTAACGGTCAGTTGGTTCAAACGGGTTCGTTTGTTTCGACCGCTGCTAGCGCGGGTGCCACTTCGGTTGTTCTCAACGCCCAGTATGGTGTTGTGGGCGCCGGTGGTACTTCCGCAACGGGTACGGCTATCCCTGCTTCGTCAGTGATGGTCTTCACTCAGTACCCAGAAATCCTCGTCAAGCTGAACTTCAGCAACCACGAGTATTACTACGCAACCCCGTTCTAAGGAGTCATTTAAATGGCTATCTCACGCGCCCAGCTACTAAAAGAACTCCTTCCGGGGCTTAACGCTCTGTTTGGTTTGGAATATGCTCGCTACGGCGAAGAGCATAAGGAAATCTACGAAACCGAAACTTCCGAGCGTAGCTTTGAAGAAGAGACCAAGCTCTCTGGCTTCAGCGCAGCGCCCGTGAAGGCTGAAGGTGCGGCGATTGCTTATGACAACGCTCAGGAAGCATGGACCGCTCGCTACAACCACGAGACCATTGCTCTTGGATTCTCACTGACCGAAGAGGCCATTGAGGATAATCTGTACGACAGCTTGTCTGCTCGCTACACCAAGGGTCTGGCTCGTGCTATGGCGTATACCAAGCAGGTCAAAGCGGCGGCGGTTCTGAACAACGGCTTCTCTGCCAACTTTGTTGGTGGTGACGGTGTATCGTTGTTTAATACCAGCCATCCTTTGGTTAACGGTGGTGTCAACGCAAACACGCCTTCGACCCAAGCTGACTTGAATGAAACCTCGTTGGAAAACTCGGTTATTCAAATCGCTGCTTGGACCGATGAACGTGGTCTGCTGATCGCTGCCAAGCCTAAAAAGCTTGTCATCCCACCGACGTTGATGTTCGTTGCTACGCGCCTACTGGAGACTGAACTCCGTGTCGGTACAAACAACAACGATATCAATGCTATCAAGAACAATGGTTCGATTCCAGAGGGTTACACCGTTAACCACTTCTTGACCGACACCAATGCTTGGTTCTTGACCACGGACGTTCCTAATGGAATGAAGCACTTTGAGCGTATCCCACTGTCCAATAGCATGGACGGCGACTTTGACACGGGCAACGTCCGTTACAAGTCCCGCGAGCGTTATTCGTTCGGTTGGTCTGATCCGCTTGGAATGTTTGGTTCTTCCGGTTCGTTCTGATGAAAAGGGGGGTTTACAGCCCCCCTTTTTCATGTATACTGTTTTCATTCTAGGTATCGCCCCTACTGGACTGGCCTAGCAGACGATGCAACGATTGGTAGGGGAACTCTTGCATGAGGTCTTAAATGGCACGTTCGACTTTTGAAGGTCCGATCCTTTCGGGCAACCAACGCTTTGCGCCGTTCCGCAACGTTGGATATACTGACCTAGTTCAGTATTGCGATATTGACTTTACAAACTCAACTGCAAACACCCCCCTTTACAGCGGTGCTTCCGGGCAGTTTGTTAACGGCAACGCAATCCCCAATACCAATGCAACGGTTTATACGCCGTCTGCTACGGTTAATCCTCCAACTGCTCAAACCATTCCAGCAGACACTGCCACCAACATTTATCGTGGTGCTGTGATGTATCTGCCTTATGGTTGCAACCTAAACGATGTTTATGTTGACGTTGGTGTTGTTCCAGCGGTTTCTGGTGGTTCTGCTACGATTACCACTACAACCGTTTACGTCAGCAATAACTACACCGTCGCCGCAGCAACTCCCAACTACTTCTCTACCGGTTCAATTACTGCGGTTGGGCGTCAGTCGCTTTCCACGTTTACGTCAGCGCAGATTACGAACCAATCTGGTACGTCTGGGGATATCACTAACCCACCGGCACCGGGGCAAGGCTCTGACCCATATAGCTCGCTAGTATCACAGGTTGTGTTCACGGTTGCTATTGTTGGAACTAACCTGACTTCAACTGCAACTTCAACGG